CCACTCGTGTTGATTGAACTCAGGCGGAATGCCGTGCTTTTTAAAGTACGCTTTTTGTTCCTTCAGAGCCTTTTTGTCCATCCTTCACTCCTCCTGCTCCGCTGACTGGGGAAGCTTTCCTGGTTTCTGCCAAACCCACAGCGTCCCGTCTAACCACTCGTCAGGGCGCTTTTGCCCATACATCCAGTCGTAAAATAAACAAAGCGCTATGAAGTTAACAACCTGTCGCACGCGTCTCACTCACTCCTCCAAAATCCCACAGACAGAGTCGCACCATGCGTGTACCGCAACGGACAAACTAAGTTTTTACAATTCATCCTTATCGAATGCAAACAAATCTGGGTCTGGCTCAAAGATGTGATCGAAGTGATTTGGGTTCTGCTCTTTCTGGATTTGTTGAGAAAGTCTCTCAATGTGCTGGGGCTCCCATACATCTTGCTTGTTCCAGTCTATCGCAGTGTCTTCTTGAGGCTTTTCAAAGAGGTAAGAATAAGTGTGCCTCCACAGATAGAGGCCTGCATCGCATAGATGGTTAGGGAGACCGGGATGTTCACGACGAGCGCCATTAGCACTTTTCTTGATGATGCCATTATCTGTTTCCCAAACTAGAGTGTTGTACTCATCTGCTAACTCTTTGGCGCCAGGAAGTACAAAGATTCTTTTCTGAATAAACTCAGCATTCATTATGTTGATGAAGTGCTCTTTGCCTAACTTGTCCGCAGCTATCAGGTTAGTTCCGTGCCTGTTGTTCAGCTCTGCAACAGCTTGTGCGTTAGCGTTGTCGATAACCTTAACGTCAAACTTCCATCTTAGCTCTAGCTCTTTGATCTTATTCGCAACATCCGTAACGTCATACTTGAGATGCTTTTCCGCATGGATGAAATAAAGATTGGAGCCAGCATCATTGTAAGCACCAACCACAAAAGCCGATGGATCTGGTGAATGGCCAAGATCCACTCCAAGAACGTAATGATAAGCATTATCAAATACAGGCATTTGAGTGAGCCTGTTCGACTCAGAGAATTTATAGACTCTTGCATCTTCATCGATTACCCAATCGTTAAGCATCCATTGGCGGTAAAGCGCTGTCTGTTTAAAGAGTGGTCTATCTCTCTCGATATCATCTAGTTCTTCTTGCCATTGTTTAGCTACATGAGGGTTATCGTGAGCGGTCCAAGTGTGTAGACTCCAACCTGGTTCTTTTTTGGTCGTAATGTCGTAAAAGAGCCCCCGAGTGATATTAGAAGCCGTTCCAAGCAGGCAAATTGTTCCTCTTTGGTCAGCGGTTGCGGGCTTGAGGACTCCGTAGACAAGTTGATGCATGTTGACGGTAAACATTGAAGCTTCATCGAGGATGACAAGTTTATACTTCTTTCCCAAGAGTTTGTTCATCTCTTGTTCGTCTGTGTCCGCTCCCGTTACCCATATGACAGAGCCATTTGGAAGTGTAGCTGTTAGTAGAGTTTCATTGAATTTGATGTTCAGTTTATACTTTGTGTCGAGCTCTCTGAGGATGTCTTTCCAGATGATTCCATGGGCGCTTTGTCGAGTAAGGCCAATGAACAAGCAATTGCATCCAGGCCTCTCGAGAGCCTCTTTAATAAGATATAGCCCGCCAGTATAAGACTTAGCTGCCCTGCGAGTACAAAACAAAGACTTAAGACGATGAGGGTCATTGATAAACTCCAGCTGTTGTTTGAATGCTACATCGTGAAGTCTGAAGAGGCTTCCTTGCCTATGAACAGCAAGCATTGCTCCTGCGATCATGCCAACTCTAGTTGTTGCTCTTCGGCTGACTCAAGCCTGCGCCTGGCGATTTCCACATACTCATCATTCATTTCGATGCCGATAAACTTAAAACCTAAGCGCTTTGCTGCTACACCTGTAGAGCCTGAGCCAGCGAACGGATCGAGTACAGTGCCGCCGGGTGGAGTGATCAAACGGCAGAGGTATTCCATGAGTTTTAAGGGCTTTACGGTCGGATGATTCGAGCTATATGTTTTCCATACGCTTGAGTCGTTTAGCTTCGACAACTTTTCTAACGTGGCAAGCTTTGCATCTGCCGTAGCTGATCCAACCTTCTCGACTAAAATACCAATTGCTATCGTCGATTCGCTTGAACTCCCCGCAGAGTTTACATGGCTTATGCCAGACGTCGCTTTCGAAACGACATCCTTCATGGAGTCGCTTGTGCGTGAGAGCATCAACAAGTTCCAAGTTTTCAATTCTGTTATCTGCTGGATTATGATTCTTGTGGTGGACAAACATTCCCGGGGGAATATCGCCGTGATGTTTTCGCCACACGAGACGATGCTCGAATTGGGTATTAATGCGGATATAACCTTTAGGATTGATAGAACCAGAGCCGTACTTTCTTCGCCTTGACATACCGAGAATGTGGCACAGTCAAACCCATTAAGCCCTTTCGATCTTTCAGGCTTCGAACTTTTCGCACAGTAAAAGAAGCGGGATGCGCCGCCGGAGTCGCCGAACCTATGTCCGTCGCCCGCACGTGCTAATATGATATCGCCCGTCGGTTCACATTCGCGCTTTGCCTTGCGGGCACGTCCTGCGCCGTGCAGGTGCTGGGTCTGCTCATCGAGCATCTCAGCCGCGCTCCCGTCGAACAGCACGTTTGCTGGCCATCTACCGCATGCACTTCCACCAATTACATTCTTTGGCTTCCAGGAATCGTCGTTCATGATTCCAAGCGCGGACTTACCAGTGGGCTGTCTGGTATCAGCTGTACCAATCCGACTCCCATCAATATTAAGCGCACCCGTACCCCACTTGAGCACATTCTTTGCGACTGTCTTTTCAGACAAGGGCTTGCGTGCGAGGACTATCGGCTCATTTGCGGGCTTAAGGGCTGTGCCGAAGCCTTGCCATTGTTTGGCTGAGTCGGTGGCGGGCGCTGTTTCAAATTCTGCGCGCTTCGTGCAATCCCAGCCGTTCGGCGATTGAGGCTCGCGATAAGTTGATTTCTTTCCAATTACATCTCGCTTAGCGCCCGCTGCTTTATCAACTGCTTTTGAGACATCGAGAGATTTCGGGAAACCCGAACCGTAAATCCATTGGATCTGATCTCTAATTTCAAAACCGCCGTCTTCGATTGCGCATACGAGTCGATGATAGGTGCGAGTTCCGCCAAAAGACAGTGCATGTCCTCCTGGCTTAAGCACTCGAAAGACTTCTTTCCATAGCGCGACACTTGGTACTTCATAGTCCCACTTCTTTCCCATGAATGAGAGACCGTATGGCGGATCCGTGATCACAGCGTCCACGCTATTTGGCTCAAGCTCTTTAAGCTTTTCGAGTGAGTCACCGTGAATGATCAAGCCCCACCCTTGAGCCGCCTTAGCTCTTGCTCCATGAGCATGATTTGTTCATCTTTAGGAAGCTTGGAGTACTCCTCAGCCCTCTTTGCGAGTTCCACATTGATAGTTGAATCAATCTCTAAAGCTTTACGCTTAGGGTAGAGATACTGAGCTAGCTCACGTGCTGCTTGGAATCTATATCCAGCCCTGGAGAGCATTTGCTCTGGGCTAAGTCCTGGAGGAATGGGCTTACAGTACTCAATAAGCACTTCGATTGGATTAACCTTGTGAAACTCACAAAGCTCTGCAATAGGAAGGGTTGTCTTGTTCGGTGTCCCCTTCTTTCTTCCAGCATTCGGATGTCTAGGTTTCCCCGGCTCAAACTTTCCCATTATTCTCCAAAACCTTAATGAGAAGCATTATCAATATTATCCTATCTTCTGCCTTGATTTTTCCCGCTTAATCACGTTTTCAACGAACTTAGAAGCTAGGATCTTTTGTTTAGCTCTCTCTTCGTAGTCTTTCTTAGCCTTCTCTTTGGCCGCAGCTACATTTTTGAGTCTTTTGGCTATGAGTTCTTGTGTTGTTTTAAGTCTGCCCACTAGATGGCTCCGGACTTGGGTGGTCTCCCGATTCTTTTGGGTGCTTCCATAATTTCAACAGGGCCTGATTGTTCTAGCGGATAAAGCTCTGTGTTTTGGATGTTGGTGAAGGGCACGAAGTGTTCTGTTCCATTGGCTAGGGTGATTACAACTCCTGTTGTCGTAGCATCTACCTCAGCTTCCCAGCCCAGGTCCTTAGGAATGTGTGCATTTAGTATTTTGGGCCCAATAAGTG